TATGATGTTAGCATCGGCAACCCCAAAGGTTTGGCAACTTGGTCCATACATTATGGGTTATGCGGGTAGTATGGATGGAGAAAGAATTAGACATAATTTTCGACCATCGCTACCATCTGGAAATAATATACAAAAATTTATGTATACAAAGTTTATTAAAGAACTTAGAGATTTTTATCAAGACTGGTGGGTAGATGTTTCAAAAGATTCTGATTTTGGAATGATTATTTGTGTTAAGGGAGAAATTTTTGAACACAATGCAGCAGACATGTCATTGACACAATATACCAACGATTATCTTACAATGGGTTCTGGTGGCTCTTATGCAATGGGATATCTATATGCTACGGAAAATCAAAAAGATGCACGTAAAAGATCTATAGGTGCTGTCGCTGCTGCTATTAAATATTCTACAACTTGCATGGGTCCTATTGACACTGTCAGTATTTAACGATACAATATATATATGAATCATACACCTGAAGAAGAACTAACACCAGAAGAACAAGAATTTGGTATCTGGCTTAAAAACGGTATTGAAAGAGGCTGGATAAGTGAACCATATTGTCATACACATGATGGTGGATATGAGTTTATGTCAGAAGAAGAAATAGAAGAGTGGGAAGCAGGAGGCGACCCATGTGAGCATGTTTTAAGAATATTTATTTCATGATTAAAAAAATACTTATTGTTTTACTATCCATAAGCATAGTTTCTTTTCCTATTCAGTCTAATGCAGCGACCTTGGGAATTGATTTATATGAAATAAAAAAAGTTTATATAAAACCAAAACCAAAAAAGACTAAGGTAGTAATAACAACAACCACTGTAACTGAGTCTAAACCAGACATAAAACCAGTAGTTGAGCAACCAATTTCAATTAACAATATTATTGTTGATAAAATAAAACAAAATGCTAAAAATCAAATATCTACATATCAAAATAAAGTTAAATATAATAATATTAAATATATAGTTGATGAAAACATTTCACAAGAAAAACAAGAATTTATTAAAAAACAAATAGATCAAACTATATCTATATTTTCTAGAATTTATAATGATAAAAATTTAACTATTTTTTTGTGGACTGAAAAAAATATAGAGTGGGCAAATAAAGTACATAATCAACTATATGAAAATAATATTCCAGAACATGCTAAAAGATTATTTAATTGTAACAGTGCTTCAGCAAATATATACAATAATAATACATTTATAATTATGTGTATTCAAGACGATTTTCCTTATGGATTTGGAAGAGGGGCTTCAATACCACATGAATTAGTTCATACAATACAATATCAACAGCAATACTTTATGTATCCGACAACACCATGCTGGATAATAGAAGGATCAGCATCATATTATGGAGAAGCAATAGGACTTTCTGATCTTGGTTCTAAACAATTAAGAGAGCATTTTGCTAGACAAATGTTTGATAATATTTCAACAACAAAAGAAATGATTATAAAAAATCCTAAAAGTTTGATATATGCATTAGAAGATCGAACATGTGGATTTTTTAGTCAAAAAAGTTACGTAGAATCTGGATATCTAGTTGGATCAATAATGACAGAGTTTTTGGTTGGAATATATGGAAACGAAAAAATGATAGATTTTTATAAATCTTTTAATTTTTCACCAGATTGGAAAAGTAATTTTAAAAATACTTTTGAAATATCTATAGAAGATTTTTATTTAAAAATAATTCCACATTTAGAAAGTATGATATAGTATTGTTGCTTGCCTCTTTAGCATAGTGGTAGTGCCCCCGCCTTGTAAGCGGGTTGCGTAAGTTCGATTCTTACAAGAGGCTCTGTTATAATTTTTGGAGGATATAGATGAATATAGACGAATACTTTAATAGAAAATCAGTAATTGATAAAAATATTAATATTCTTGCCCCTGGAATAGTAGAATGTGAAAATACTTTAGATAATCCTTCTATTATTATTGATAAAATAGAGTTATTAGAAGAAAAAATTAATAATAATAAAAATAAAACTTTATTAAAACCTTGGCAAAATTGGGTTTATGACTATAAGAATAAAGATACTGTTAGTTTATGTTTATTTAAGTTTGTTCCAAAAGTCAGTCATATTAGTAAACATGATATTTTTTATGATGATCAAAGTTATATTTCTGAATCTCTTTATAATGCTGTTGAAACAAGTTTAAAAAAATATTATGATGTATATCCAAGAGCAGAAAAAAACATTAAATCTCAAGAAAAATTTGTTAAACTATTAAAATATTATCCAGGAAGTTTTATGCCAGCGCATTCTGATCATGGAATAACTAGCAGAACAATTTCTTCAGTTTTATATTTAAATGATAACTACTCTGGAGGAGAGTTATATTTTCCATATTTTGATATTACATTTAAGCCAAAAGCAGGAAGTGTAATTTTATTTCCTTCTAACTTTATGTATGTTCATGAAGTAAAAACTATAACAGATGGAATACGATATTCTTTTCCAAATTGGTTTCATAATTTAGAAAAACAACTATTGCCAGAAAATCCAAATAGTAAAACAGAGTTATGGAATTCAGTTGAACATAGAAAATAAAAATTACATAGGAGGATCTTCATTTTGGTTAAATTCTTCTGAGATGGATTTTCATGAAATTCAAAAACAATCTAATGTAACGCCAAAATGGTTGTTAAAAGATGATGATTATAGTAATAAAATTTTAAAACCTGTTAATAAATATTCATCTTTGTTTAGTAGTAGGCCAGAAATAATTATTGACAATAAAAAAATAATTTTACGACAAAAAACACACGCTGAAATATGGGTACAGCCAATGCATAAGTTTTTATATGCATTAGATAAAACAATGCAGCGTCAGTTTTATCCATCTGACATTACGTTTAGTAAAAATAATAACTGTTTTTTATCATCCTATAAATTTTATACTCCTTGGGTAATAGATGAAAATATAACATGTCAAATAAATAGTATAGATGAATCTCCATTTGTAATTAATTTAAATAAAATTGATTTTAAAAAAAACCAAGGAGACAAAATAAATTGCTATTGGGTATATTTTTATATTAAAAAAAATGGTACACATATGATAAACAATAAATATGGAATAATTGAAATAGGAACCCCAATGTTTGATATAATTGTAGAAGATAGTTTTGTTATAAGGAGCATCCTTGAAGAATCATAAAAATATAATGAAGTTTATTCCGACATACCCAAATAAAGAGTTTCAGGACATACTAGTACCACCAACAGAAGCATCTAAAAAAATTCCTCAATGGTACAAAGATTTATCAAGTTATGGTGGAACGAGTACTGATTTAGAAAAATTAATGCCAGTCAATGATAAGTCTTCAGATGGATCAAATGTATCAACAAAACTTTGTCTTCCATTCTTGGATGCTATGCTTTCTGGATATGTATATTCTTTAGAAGATGATCTTATTGTTGAACTAGAAGAAGATGGATCACCTAAATTTTCTTGGAATAAAGATTTTATTTTAATGGATAAAAGATTTGAAGTTGATATGGCAATTTCAGATTCGTTTTATCCAGTTCAATTTGGTATTAAAATGAATTGGTATTATGAAACTCCTCCAGGATATTCACTATTATTTACACATCCATTAAATAGGCCAGAACTTCCATTTTATATTCCATCTGGGATTGTTGATTCTGATATTTGGGGTCTACCAATTTTTATACCATTCTTTATTAAAAAAGGATTTTTTGGAACAATAAAACAGGGAACACCTTTAATTCAAATGATACCAATAAAAAGAGAGCCTTGGGAACTTAATATAGTTTATGATAATGATGAAATAGAAAAAAATAAAATAAAAGAAGAAAAAAGAAGGTCTCATATAACAGCACATTATAGAAAAACAACTTGGCAAAAAAAGCAGTATTAGTGTATAATTAAAATAGAAAGGGATATAATGAAAAGAGAACATAAATTTTTTGAAAGATATTTAAATAATGATTTAGATAAGTTATCTAATTTTTTAATGCAAAAATATGATCAAATAGAGAATGAGTCTTTGCGAGGAATAAGCGCTATGGACTCATCAGATATTTGGGTTGAGTCTCAAAGCAGGTCAACAATTAAATGGCGAGAGTATAATGTGTTTCAGTTCTATAGCCCTGAAATCTATAATCTTTATCTTAATGTTAGAGAAACTGTAAAAGAGGCATGCGATTATTATAAAATTAACTATAATGATCAAAGATTTATGATTCAAGGTTGGTTTAATATTAATTACAATAAAAAAGGAAAATTAGATTGGCATGATCATGGGCCTCATGGTGCACCACATTTTCATGGATACTATTGTGTTAGTGCAGAGCCATCTTCAACTTTTTATAAAATAAATAATAAAAAAGAAGTAGAAAATATTAATAAAAACAATAGATTAATTGTTTCTGAAATGGGCCATCCCCATGCGATGGCAGATTGGGAGTGGGATGGACCAAGAATAACTATTGCTTATGATATTATCCCATTATCAAATCTATTGATAGATGATGAAAATATAGTTGAGCAACACTGGTTTCCTTTATAATGAATAATATTGTTGTTTTTTTATATGCATATAAAAATAAAAACATTAAAAATATTTATAATGTTTTAAAAAATAGTGCTAGTAAAAACAATAATATTGGTTATATTATATTTGATCAAAATAATGAAGATAGATCTGGCGATTATACAAGAAACATAGACATAAAGTATAATCATATTTTTTGGGATAGAAGAGATGGAGTTGGAAAGTATAGAAACACTATCCTTGATTCATCTTATGACTATTATCTTGAAGTTAGTAATTTAGATTTCATTATTGATAACTGGGATGAATATTTAATCTCAAACTATGTAGATAATTCAATTTTTGTTAAAAATAATGATTGGTATAACAATGACTTTATTTTTACAAATAAAAAAACATCTAATATTTTAAAAGGCCTTAAAGATACAAAATTTTATGGTCAATCAATACATTTAGAATACCTATCATACATTAATAATATTAACATTGTTGGTCTTGATAATAAAATATTTTCTGCATCAATCAACACACTTTTATTATCAGATTATGTTCCATATAACTTATATAATAACTATAATAATGTACTTAGTATTGTTTGTGATGATGATGGCTTTATTAAATTTTATAAAGAAAAATATAACCTAGACTTAACAAAAAATAAAACTATTAAATATAATACGGATGATTTGAAATATAATAATCTTATATATGAAACAGATAGTTTACAGGTAAATAGATTTAACAGAGTCATAAAAACAATGCAAAAGGTAAAAAATAAAATTAGGATATAATATTTATGGAGGATAGATGAATAAGCCAATAGTAATTAATAACTTTATATCTCAAGAAGATGCAGAAACTATTATAAATGAAATGATGAATCCATCTGATGTTCAGCCATATCCAGAATATTATAAAAAAAGATTTGGTGGAACTGCAATACCATATAATGATGTAACAAAATCAATTTTAAAGAAATATGCGTTGAAGTCAAATGATGTTCATAAAAAATTAAATCCATCAGAAAAAAAGTATATAAAAACATTCAAGGCTTTTGGGTCTTGGTGGCATCCAGGAAGTTATGGAGCATTACATATAGATGATCAAGATCCTGAGCCATTTATCCATTACAGCACTGTAATATATTTAAATGATGATTTTACTGGCGGAAAAATATTTTTTCCTAAAAAAAGTTTTGAATATCAGCCAGTTAAATACTCAGCAGTATTTTTTAAAAGTGAAAAGGAGGAATGGATACATGGAATTACTCCAGTAGAAAGTGGAGAAAGATTTACTTTGCTATACATGCATACTACTGATCTTAATGAAGTGGATCCAGACTTAGACTAATGAATATTAATTTTACTGATACAAAGTTTGCATTTTTAGAAAATCATCCAGACGTTAATAGCATAAATTGGATGTTTTGTAATAAAGAACACTATCTTAGATTTGAAGAATTGTTTATAAAAAATGCAGTATTTTTTGACCCATTTTTGGTTGATTCTTTTTATGATGATAGTGATTTTGCTGAGTTAAAAGGTATATTGCAATCAAATAAACTTAATGAAATTGCATACACAAAGCAGATGAATAAATGGGAAGATTCTGTTTACATTCCACAAAAGTTTTTTGATTTAGCGATTGAAAAAACACAAGATTTATTAAAAACTAAAGATGTAGAATTGGGATATTATCTTTATGCACATCATCAAATAACTGAAGATGGTAGAGTTCCATTTCTACAGGTACATTTAGATTGGTCTCCAGGGTCATATATGGTTGATCTTCATATAGGTGGAAATAGAGACTGGGGATTTATTGCTCATGATAAAGAGTTTATAACAAAACCAAACCAGGCTGTAATAGTTCAACCAGAATTTGATTTTCATTTTAGACCAAGGTGGGACTCTGACAATAAAGATGATTACTATCAGGCATTATTTTTTCATTTAATTAGAAAAGATCACTGGAAAAATAAATATGGTTTTGACTATATTAATGATGCAGACTTTTTAGCATTTCAAAAACAAAGGTTATTTATTTGGCAGCCACTATATCTTGATCATATCAAAAATATTGGTGGTCTGCCAACTCCAGTATTTGGAGACGATTCAAAACTTACTGAAAAAGATAAAAGAGTGTTTGGAGTAAAAAAATGAATAATGAAGAAATGTTAAAACAAGAAATTTCATTTATGTATGCAAAATATACAGAGTTATGCGAAGCATACAAAAAATTGGTTTTAAGTACACAAAAAGATATAAAGCCATCTGTAACTGATCAATCAAAGATGGATTTTGGATATTAGTGTATAATATAAATAAGGAGGAAAAATGGCAGAAAAAGGTACAGTAGAGGCTCTTATTGAAGTTGCCAAAAAAGAAGTTGGCACAATTGAGGGTCCCAAAGATAATGAAACAAAGTATGGCAAATTTACAAAAGCAAACTTCCAACCTTGGTGTGGATCTTTTGTTATGTGGTGTGCTAATCAGGCTGGTGTAAAGGTTCCTAATACAGTTTATACACCTGCTGGAGAGGCTGCATTTAAGAAGATGAATCGTTGGGCAGATGCTCGTAATGACGATCCAACTCCTGGAGATATTATTTATTTTGATTTTCCAGAAGATGGTGTAAATAGAACATCGCATGTTGGTATTTGTATTAAAAATAATGGTGATGGAACAATTCAATGCATTGAGGGTAATACTGCAGGATCATCTAAGGGTGATCAGCGTAATGGTGGTATGGTTTGTGAAAAGACTCGTGCATATGTTAAAGATAATAAGAAGAAACTAATCAACGGAATTGTTGGTTGGGGTCGTCCCAACTATAAAGGTGAAGAAGGACAGGCTCTTGCTGTTAAGATTGCAAAGCCAGCAGCAGCAAAGAAACCTGCAAAGAAGGCTGCAAAATAGTATGGAATCAAATAAGAGAAGTATACAAAAAACTATTAGTTGGCAGTGTTTTCATATAGGATTTGTATACGGTCTTATTTATTTGTTTACTCGTGAATGGGAGTACGCTGGTTTAGGTGCTCTCATTTACATTGGTTGGGAGTCTACTGGATATTATATTCATGAAAGACTTTGGTCACGATTTGGAAATAAAATAAAATAATGCCTGAATACCTTTATAAATGTTCAACTTGTAATGATTTGATAACAAAAACTAGATCTATTTTAGAACCAGAAACAGTATATAATTGTGAAAAATGTAATGAGGTGTTGACTAGACAATACACTCCTTTTAGTGTACAATTTAATGGTAAGGGATTTTACTCAACCGACAATAAAAGGATGTAAAATATGTTTAGTATGTTAAAGACACAAAATCCAGAAGAACGAGTTTGGCTTTTAACTGCAAATGATCGTTGTGATAGTTGTGGTGCACAAGCATATGTTTCTGTAACTGGTGTAAATGGTGAATTAATGTTCTGTGGACATCATTACAACAAGATTATGAATGATCCAGTTGGATATGAAAAAATGATGGCATATGCCTATTCTTTTGTTGATGAAAGAGAAAAACTAATCGAAACTAGAAATAAAGGAGAATCATATTCATGAATCTTGGACCAGAAGAGCAACTGTTGCTAACATTAATAGATCAAGGTGCAGTAGAATTTAAAGGCTTTGACGAAGAAGGAGAAGCACTTTATAGTTTTACTAATAAGTTAAAAGATGTACATCCAGAACTTTATGAACTTCACAATAGTATGTTAAATAAAGAAATGATGTATCTGTGGGAAAATGGTTTTGTTGAAATGGATTTATTTAGTGAAAATCCAGTTGTTACATTATCTCCAGAGGCATTTAATCCAGCAAAAGTAGATCAGTTGGATGATAATATGAAAAAGTTTCTATTAGAAATCAAACGCATAATTCTTTCTTAGAAAGATGATACAATTAATTCATGAATGATTTGTTTGTATCGTTCTTGACAACGCTGTTTATTTTTGCTATAATTAAACTAAGCGGTAAAAAAGAAAGTAAAAAAATTAAATATAGACAAAGCCATATTAATAGTATTATTGGTCCATTTATACCTTCGTATATTGCCAATAATGTTATTAAAAAAACTCAGTCATTAAAACACTATAATTCAAATATTATAGATGTTTTAGTTACTGAAGATTATGCTTACTGGGTACATGAAAATGTATTTTATAGTGCAGTCGTTGAAGATGGCAAAGTAGACAGAAGTACAACATCTCCAATTGATATTCAAAACATGTCAAATGAAGATGTAATTAAAATGATGATTATATTGGATAAACTAAAGAATAGGGCAAAAAATGAAAATCGTGGTACAGGGAACAAATGAGTTTAAAGACTACAGCATATTCCTTCGGGCTATGGCAATTGGCTTATCATCAATGCAACAAAATGATGATGAGTATATAGTTTATTCTTTAGGTCCATCAAATATTAACTCTTTTGTTTCAGAGTTTTGCAATATTTCTGAAAAAGGATTAAAAGCAAGAGGCAAAAGAGTAAAGTTTTATAAAGTAACTCCAGATTGGGTAGTAGAAAACATATACGATATTAACTATTATGCGTATCTCAGTAAGCCAAAAGAACGTATTTCTAAATTGGTTTCATTTGCACAAGATAGTAATGTCGAAGTCGGCATATTCTCACATTAGGAAAAAATAAAATGATTATTTCTGATCTTAATAAAATGGAAGAAATTGTTAGTAACAACTCTAATCTTTCTTGGGATGGTTGGAATGTTGTTCATTTATCAAAATCAAATAGCGCAATGTACAAACAAAATGGCGCATTTGTAAATAATGCTTGGCATATTAAAACAGTATATAAGCCAAACAAAGATGGATGGAATATTAAAAGCAGTCATGTGGAATAACTATGAACAAACAACTATGGAAAGAAGATTCTGCCTGCCTTGATTATGATACTAATCTATTTTTTGATAAGTATGAAGATAACCCAAACATTAGACATGGAATAGATAATGTATGTCTTGCATGCCCAGTTGCTAGACAATGCTTTGCTGTTGGAATCTCTAATAAAGAATACGGAGTTTGGGGTGGAGTTTATCTAGATAAAGGAAATATATCTAGAGAGTTTAACAATCATAAAACTAAATCTCGTTGGGCAGAGATTTGGGAAAATCTAACATTGGAAATGTAATTATGTATACAGATACTATGCAACGTGCTTTTAGATCAATTACACCACCAAGAGGTTTTGCGGTTGATATTATAGATAATGAACATTTTTTAACTGTTAGAGCAAATGAAAAACAATTTATGAGATTAGATGAATTCGAAAAAAGAAGAGCATTTGAATATATGATGAAAGTAAAAAAAGCACTAGAAGATAATGGTGCTGTCGTAATGTTAGTAAGAGATGCAGTAAAATGATTAAAAAAATAATTTGTAAGATTACAGGACATGATTTTTCTATTGATGCAGGATCTTGTCCTTTTACTGGTAATAGTTATGTTATTTGTAAAAAATGTTTAGGAATGAAGGTGAAAAATGAAAAAATGGATTAGTTTATCTGTGTTAGGTGTGTTTGTTTCATTTGTTGGGCTAATTGTTGTTGCCTTTGCACAGTTGACACAAGCCTTACAATCTGATATATTTAATATAGAAACAGATGATGAGGAGTTATTTTAATGCAAACATTTTTGCCACAAGCAGACTTGCATACTTCTGCATATTTTTTAGATAGTAAAAGACTAAATAAGCAAATATTAGAAGGTTATCAAATTCTTAATGTTTTGTCTGGTAAGTCTAAGACTGGTGGTTGGCGAAATCATCCAGCAGTTTTGATGTGGCGTGGATTTGAACGTGGTCTGTGGGAATACATACAGGCTATGATTCAAGAAGCAAAGATGCGTGGCATTAGAACAGAGAACAATGAAGCAAATCTTAATGATTTAAAAGATCAATGTTGGGAAAACTGGGGCAACAATGTTCCATCTTTTTGGAAAGATGAAACTAAATTGATGCGTGTAATAACAACACATCGGGCTAACTTATTTCATAAAGATCCCATATACTATGTAGAATATCAATCTGCAGTATCAAGTCCTTACAACATTCCTTGCTGTCCAGACAAAAAAGAACCATGCAAATATTATTGGCCTACACATGAGGAGAAAAATGCAGTGGTATAGTTGGGTAATAGGATTTTTAATTATATTTAATGTTTTTATATTATATAGGGCTGTTAAAATTCAAATGGCATTAACTCAAAGTTTATTAGATAATCAAATTGCTTTATCTATGATGGTTGCAATGAAAGAAGAGTTGGAGAATTCAAATAAATTTAAAGATGAATCAAATGAAGATTTTATTAAATTTCTTTCAGACTCAAGAGATTGGGCATTTGATTACATAGAAAATACAATGGCAAAAATAAATGAGGTAATTGACTATTGTAGAAAAGAAACAAATACATCATATTTGGGTGATTATAGAACTGGTCCAATCTTAATGAATATTGTTAAAGAATTATTGCCTCTTGTAGAACAAAACAAGGATAAGCAATAATCTTAGGTGTATAATAAATTAAGGTGGTGATTAAATGAATAACGCACAACTAAAGGCTATGGCTGCCTCTTATGGACGTTCAGTTCTTGCTGGTATTGTTGCACTATATACCGCAGGAATTACAGATCCTAAAGACATGTGGGCTGCTCTAGTGGCTGCTCTCGTACCAGTTGTTCTTCGTGCAGCAAATCCAAAAGATCCAGCATTTGGTAAGTTTGATGCAATTGCAAAGGATGTAGATGATGCAATGAAGAATATCAAACCTGCTAAAAAGAAGGCTGCAAAGAAGCCTGCAAAGAAAGTTGTAAAGTAAAAATTAATATCAGGGCAGACTAACTATCTGCCCTGTTATTTTTATTTGGAGTGCTATGAATTTTGTTTATATATGTAAAGATGGCGATAACGAAGAATTACGATACTCTATTCGATCTATAGTTAAAAATTGTAATGTAGAAAATATTTGGGTAGTTGGTGGTAGACCTTCTTGGTATACTGGAGAATATATAGAAGTAAAACAAAATTTATCTAAGTATAAGAATGCTCATAATAATTTTAAAACAATTTGTAATAGTTCTGAAATACCAGAAGATTTTATATTTATGAATGATGATTTTTTTGTTATGAAACAAACTGAAAATATAACAACTTATTTTGACAGAACATTATTAAACAAAATAGAAAGATATGAAAGTATTCTTGGAAGAAATTCTTACATAAATAGAATGAAAACAACACATCAAAAACTTTTATCTATGCAAATTGAATCACCATTAAACTATGAAATACATGTTCCAATGTTAATCAATAAAAATAATTTTAAAAAGATTGTAGGTATGAATCATAATCTTTTATACAGATCTATGTATGGCAATGTGTACAATGTTTTAGGGAACGAAATGGAAGATGTCAAAGTTTATGATTCAGTAAATATGCAGTCTTTGTCATATGAGCATACATACAACAAGTACAACTTTCTATCAACTGAGTCTGGATCATTTATAAAATTAAAAAATGATGGTGTTTTTGATACGTTAAATTTAAAAACTAAATACGAGAAGAATTAAATAGTTCGTAATATTTATTTTTTAACTTTTCTGGAGCAAAATTATTTATTCCAATTTCTAGCGCTGTTCTTTTTTGTTCTGATTTATCTTTTAATGTAACATATTCATCTATCATTTCAGCCAGTTGTCTTGGATTAGCACCATATACATCTATTAAAGTCTTTGCTTTAAATTGATCAACTACAGAAGCATCCACTAGCCAATCAGATGGTAGAACTTTATTGTTTGGAGATATGTTTGTCATAAAAACTGGCAAACCACTTAGCAAAGCCTCGTTCATTGGTAAGCAAAGGCCTGCATATCTTCTTGGCAGAACCATGAAATCAAAGCCAGAATACATGTCTTCTCTATTTTTTTGATCATTATAGTCTATAGTTAGCCTACTATCATTACTGCTTATTTCTAATCTAGTTTGTGTTCTTATAACAAGTTCATAATTTGCTTTTGAATACCGCAGCATTTCTACTACAGTATCTGTTCCATTACGATCCATAGCAGCACGTTTGCCACCAATATGAAGAATTCTGTTGTGTGTTTTAGATGTATTTTCTTTTAATGCATTACTAAATATACTTGGAGTAGTTGGTGGCGGTATATGAACAACCTTTGCCTTTCTACCAAACTTATCTATAATAGACTGTAGTTCCCAAGAACTTGGAGATATGAGAACATCTGGCAATGGCATTTTCTTTTTTGCAAGATTGCCAAACAGTTCATAGTTATATTGCAAAAATGTTTTTACATTTTTTACTTTGGCTATCTCAATAAACTCTTCATTGTTATAAAATGTTTCACAACTTAAAACTATATCCAAATCATTTAAAAACTTTTCAATATCTCTACCAGTTGGGTATCCAAGTATACCTGTTACATTATAACCATCGTACCATTCTGGATGCTGTATGTTGTTATTATGAGGAGAAAAATCAATAAGCATAACTTTATCTGGCTTAAGCATATCTGTTAATTCTTTAGTTTGATATCCTAGCCCAGTATTATCAGATCGTGCTATTATTCCTATTCTCATTCAGTATATCCCCATATCTTGTCGTCATCAGTAAACTTTCTTGTACCTTTTCTTCCATCCAAATGAAGAGATCTTTTAATATTTCCTTCTGGATGATATATCCATAATTTATGCTTGTTCCAACCATCCAAGTTAAATGCATCATATGGTGTAATATCATCTTGTATTCTCCCATGTAGTGTGTCTTCAATAAAAACATTATCTGCTAAAATTGGTAAAACTTCTTCTCTATAATATTTAACTAATGATAGGTGTGGCCTTTGACTCCACTGACTTGTTTTCATAAAACCATCTTCAATACCAAACATTAAATGTTTATGTGGATTTGGTATCTGTGCTTCAAAGTGAAATCTAATTGTTTTTGCTTTTTCATATTCAATCATGTCAAGACATTTTTGCCAATCAATCTCAAAGTCAGTACAAAGTGGTGCATCTCCCTCAACATAAAGAAGCAATGATGTATTTATTAAGTCAATTGTTTTTTTCATCATTGTGCTTTGATGGCTGTGCTGATCAAAAATTACTGGCAATACATTGTTCCATTCATGCAGACACTTCCAAAGAACTCTGTTTTTAAACTCATCATAATCATTTTTTCGGTTTAATCTCTCTTCTCTTAAACCATCTATTTGTAAAATTATTTCATTGTCTTTAAAATGATGCCTAATAGACCTAATTGTTTCATCAAGAATGCTTGTATCTGGGTGGTCTGGTAAAACTGAAGTAACAACTACAATAGTAACATCTCTACTGTGCATAAATATCTCTCATTATCTTAATTGCAAAATCTCTTTTAAACTTAAGCCACCAGCAAACTATCTGGTGCATATTATTTGGATAGTTATCTTTTATTTGATCTACTATATCTTGTAATTTTTTCCAACTATCTATTTTTGGAACTGGAAAGTTATTATTAAACACAAGATCATAAAACTTGTCTCTATCACCTTTAGAATTAACTGTATCCGCAATTGGAACACACATCATCTCTATTGCCTCAAAAAATCTAAAAGAATCTATGCTGACAACTCCAGCAGGGGCTGGAGCAATCCTTGCACTAAATAGATCATTGTAGTATTCATATGGACTAGAACCTTTTGCAAAGCCATCTGTTGGTTTATATATAGAGTTCTGTATAGTTGGCATCACAGAAGCAAGTTGCTGCCTTCTTTGATGTGTTACCTGTCCAGCAAAACAAACATCTTTTGTTTTTTCAGTATACTTTGGTAAATTATCTTTAAGATGTTTTGGAACTCCTATTGGAAGTTTATTATATCTTTCATGTTTTAATG